TGCCCGTGAGCCAACCGCCCAGTGCCATGTAAGCAGTAGGGAACAGAAGAAGACCTGACCAACCAACAAAAACGAACCTATCACGCTTAAGCCAGTCATCGAGTACATCAAACCACCCCCTTTGTTTTTGTAGTGTTAACGTTGATGCGACCATTTGTTTTTTCCTTTTCTTTTTTTAACCAAAATAGTTGTGGATAAGTATCCATGATAATCTCACGCATCTTATCTGGCGTGTCTTTGTTTATCATTTTTGATAGGAAACTTAACATTTAGTTGAAAACAAAAGGGACCCGAAGGTCCCTTAAGAAGGTTATTTAATTTGTATCAACCAACAGCAGGTGCAGTCAGAGCAACAGGAGTGCTCTCAGCAGCAGCGAGGTCAAGAGGGAAGTTGTGAGCATTACGCTCGTGCATTACCTCCATGCCCAGGTTGGCACGGTTCAGAACGTCTGCCCAAGTGTTAAGGACATGACCCTGGTTGTCAACGATGGACTGGTTGAAGTTAAACCCGTTCAGGTTAAATGCCATAGTGCTAACACCAAGAGCAGTAAACCAAATACCGACCACTGGCCAAGCAGCAAGGAAGAAGTGCAGAGAACGAGAATTGTTAAACGAAGCATATTGGAAGATCAGGCGACCGAAGTAACCATGAGCAGCAACGATGTTATAGGTCTCTTCTTCTTGACCAAACTTGTAACCATAGTTCTGGGACTCGTTTTCAGTCGTCTCACGGACGAGTGAAGAAGTAACCAGAGAACCGTGCATTGCACTGAACAGTGAACCACCAAAGACACCTGCTACGCCGAGCATGTGGAAGGGGTGCATCAGGATGTTGTGCTCTGCTTGGAAAACAAGCATGTAGTTGAAAGTACCAGAGATACCCAGAGGCATCGCATCAGAGAAAGAACCTTGACCGAAAGGATAGACCAGGAATACTGCACTCGCTGCAGCGACTGGAGCAGAATATGCTACGCAGATCCAAGGACGCATCCCCAGACGGTAAGAAAGTTCCCACTCACGACCCATATAGGCATAGATACCAATCAGGAAGTGGAAGACAACGAGTTGGAAAGGACCACCGTTGTAAAGCCATTCATCAAGCGATGCTGCTTCCCAGATGGGATAGAAGTGCAGACCAATAGCATTAGAAGAAGGAATAACAGCACCAGAGATGATGTTGTTTCCATACATGAGTGAACCAGCAACGGGTTCACGGATACCGTCGATGTCCACAGGAGGAGCACCAACGAAAGCGATGATGAAACAAACAGCAGCAGCAAGCAGCGTAGGAATCATCAGAACACCAAACCAACCGACATACAGACGATTGTTGGTGGAGGTTACCCAGTTACAGAACTGTTCCCAGGCATTATTAGAACGTTGTTGTGAAAGTGTAGCAGTCATTGTTTTGTACAGTTAGTAGGTCCATCAGGGAAATGGTGGAGATACTATTTCCTCGCCACCCTCAGGCGAGGATATGAGAGACGTGCTTTATACACCCTATAGGTCTCGGTTTGGGGTGTTTACAACAAAAACGGAATGTTACAGGTTCTTAAAGAACCGTTACATTCCGTAACGTGTTGATGTATTTATAATAGTACGGGTCTCTGGTTTTGTCAAGCCCTTTGGACAGTTCAGAAAATGTCCTCGTACCAAAAGTTTTCCCAATCCTCTTCCGTTGCTTCGTAGATTGGGCATGGTTCTTCCATTAGAAGATCGTTCTTTGCTTTAGCAACTCTTTCTCTGAGTTTCTTAAAGTCATCATCTTCCATAAGGTTATCAATGAAATCTAAATCTTTCATTCCCTATACTCCTGAAGAATTTCTAGAACTTTGCCAAGGGCATAGTGAGCACCATCATGCCATTCTCCAGATTCATTCTGATGTTGACCATTATATAATGCCGATTTGAGTTTGTACACTCTGGATTCAATGTCAATTTTTCTCATTTGATTTCTTGGCATTTTCTAAACGGTTTAGTATGTTCTCAGTATCCAAATCAAGTTGCTTTTTGAGTTTTCTTCTCATTCTCCACATAATAAACATAATGTATTGATATTTAATTTGAAGTTCTATGTAAGCAAATACTCTCATAGTTCCTTCAAATCCTGCATATGCAATCATTAACATGAGAATTGCAATAAGCAGGTATGATTCTAGAATGATTGAATTCATTAGGTTGGATACATACTACTAATTATAATCACCAAGTTGAGAGTGTCAACTTAAAGTTCGTGTCTCCTGACAGAACCCTTAATTCCGTTTTCCTTTACAAATGATTTTGCTGCTCTCTGAGTGTCAAAGAGTTTTGCAAATCTAGGATCTAAATTCCATTTGTGGGCAGACATCAGATACTCAGTCCTGCCATCATTTTTTCTGGTGACTTTCCAAAGAATGTTGTTTTCGTTATCAGCTGACATAGTAATCAATAATTCGATACCATTATTTATCAATAACTAGCATCTGGAATTTGATACTCAGTATAGCAAGGTTGAACTTCCCAATGTTGCCAGTCAACTTTTCTTTCTGCGATCATGTTTTCCATTTCATCCACAGTTAAAGAGTGGGCAACTAGTTCGTTAGTTCCTTTTTTATAAATGTGAAACAATTGATCAAACATAGACCTCCTTGTAAACAATAAAAAAGGGACCGTTCTGTTAGTTGGCAGAGGTCCCTTGGCTTGCGCCGACGATATTCAATTGTATTTATTCTTCGCCAGATTGTGTCATCGCAGAAGCACCCACAAATGTAACAAACATAATGGCAGCAACTACTAACAATCCCATTACCATACCCCAGGAATGATTTGCCCAGTGGTCATGTAGGTGCCAACAGCAATGACGAAACCGAGCATTGCAAGACGTGCGTTGAGGATCTCTGCCTCAGGGGTGAATCCGAATTTCATTGTTTTTTCTCCAGTGTAGTGTTTGTAATGATGATCTTCTGACCATCGTGAGTGAATTGTAGTTCATCGTCAGGATGCCACAGTAACTCGTTATACAAATCGTCGAGTTTCTGCATGTCCTCATAGAGTGCGTTAGGGTTAGGCATATTGTTCTACTAGTTGTCTAATACTTTGGGTAATGCCCATACCACCTACTCGTTCTTCTAACTTATTACCATTCTCATCAGTAATAATAAGAACAGGAGTAGCAGTTACCCCATATTGTTTTGCAAGATCAAGATTCTCTTGAGGAATAGGGACATCACTAAAGTCCTCAAGGTCAATCTTTTCAACCATGCTGGTATCTACTTTGATAGATTTAAAGTATTTGTCTACCAGAGCACAAGGACCACAAGATTGTTTAGAAAAAAGATAAAACTTATTCTGCATGATGTGCTTTTAGATCTGGATTAGGTTTACTTGGTTCAAATGGAGAACGCGAATTGTTTTTAATCACGATAAAAGCATCTTTATTATACTTGTAAGTGCCATACTGAGATGACCACTTCTCGTTATAACCTTCGGGTTGATGAATCCCAGAAACTGCAGACCCACCAATCTCAATCACAATATCATCCTTGGGATCCCACCCAAGGGTATCAAATGCTTCGTAAATATTCATCAGTAAAGTGCTTCTTCCTGGTCAGTAAGAACAACACAGTCGCTAGTGGGATACGAAACACAGGTAAGAATAAACCCTTCAGCAATTTGATCATCATCAAGGAAGGATTGATCACTCTGGTCTACCGTACCCGAGACGAGTTTTCCTGCACAACTCGAACAGGCACCAGCTCGGCACGAGTAGTTGAGGTCAACGCCTGCTTCTTCAGCAGCATCGAGAATATACTGATCGTCAGCACACTCAAAAGTAGTTTCAGTTCCATCGGGAGTTTTGGTAGTGATGTTAAACATTAGTAAGTTTCGCAAAGTTGTTCTACAGATTTTGCCAGTGTCACGAAGAACACGACACTAAGAATTGTAAAGAAAATTGCTGTCATTGTCAAGTCCTTTGTCAGAAAATCCCAAAAAAGAGTTTGCCAGTGGCAGCGTAGGAGATGGCACCAGCGATGATGCCCATCATTGCCCAACGACCATTATACATCTCAGTCATCTGCATGGGGGTACGAAGTCCTTTACGGTTGTATTCTTGATACACCATGTCAGGTTCCTTTGCCCACATGTTGTTTTGACCGAGTTCGTTGGTAGTAATCATTGTTTTGTAACGAAGTGTAACAATATTATATAGTAATTGTTAAGAGATGTCAACCCCCTTATGTCAGGGTGTTCTCACTTGGGAAGTTTGAGTCACGATCTTCGGTAAGGAAAATAGGGTCCATGGCACGATGTCCCATCATCAGGGACTTCAGTTCTGCCCACCTGTCTACGTGCTTCTTATGATAGTTGATCCACTCGTCACAGATAGACAGCATATCTTCATAGCAGAAACGGGGATCAACTTCCTCATCTCCCATGTAGTCAGTGATGCAGTCGTCCATCCTGCTACGACGCTGCCTAGCGTACTCAGCATTCCAATCAACGTTTAGTTCAGGGCGTCCTTCGATAGTCATGTGTCAAATAAAAAAGACCCCTGCATCGTAGCAGAGGTCTTAAGGTCTGTCAAGAGGGAAATCAAGTTTTCATAATAAATGCAAGAGCATAGTATGGTGGTCTGTTTTCGTGATAGTTATCTCCACCCTTATTACCTGTAGTACTTGATGGCGATTGGTTAACAGCATCACCAGATCCAGATCCAGCCATGTCTTGTCCAGGACCAGGAGAACTTGATGAGGTGTAGGTGTGATTATGCTGTGCAAGTTCAGCAACAGTCAATTTGTGAGCAACTTCACCACCAGTATTACCAACACCATACGTTCCACTAAGAGCACCAGTAGTAACATTAAATGTTACTCCAGTTCCAGTATTATCACTAGCACCAACAATAAATCTAGCTCTCAAATCTGGAGTTCCATTAGTTCCATCACAAAGAACCCAATCGGTAGGAATATTGGCAATCGTTCCAGACCACATGACGATACCGCCAGATGGGAAGAAATTAATAGATGGATCTAATTTGGCAAGAGTAACTGACTCATCATTAATCTTAGCAGTTGTGACTGCAGAATCATTAATCTTTGCAGTGGTTACTGCAGAGTCCGCAATCATTGCAGTTTGAACTTGAACTTCACTAACCGCCCCACCTGCAGAAGTAGACCCAAGAACTCTATTCGCAGTTACTACATTTTGTATTTTACCATAAGTCACAGCATCGTTATTAATCTTAGCAGTGGTCACTGCTGAATTTTGGATGTCAGCGGTACGTACACCATCGGAAATAATTTCTGTAGTACCGACTGCATCTGTTGCAATTTTAGCTGCATTTACAGCAGAATCTTCTATACCTGCTGTAGGAATTTGATAAGGCATTACTCTAAGAGTTTTCTTTTATTTATTAACTTTATCAAATACAAAGGGTCCATTTGTAGATCCCCACTTCTGTTCCTTTGTTTCTGGATCCAATCCAGCATCAATAACTTTGTAGTAGTTTGGTCCCATCTCAATCCTGCTGATCAAAATAGTTCCTTTGAAAATACACCCATCAATAGTACTACCTCTATAAACATCACCCTGCTTCTGAAATACCAGATCACATTGATCATTCTTTACTATGATGATTGGACCCCTATCAATTATCTCAATTATCTTCTCACGATATGGTTTAGGGTCGTGACTATATCTCTGGGTTACATGAAACTTATTATCTTCAATTCGTTTGTGAGTCAGAAGAATATGGGCAAAAGAAGTTGGACGACTAGATGCCTGTCGCCAGTTATTATATTCTCCTTCAAACCATTCGACAAATTCCATAGTAGTAATTAGGAAAGCGAGGTATCGGATTCGAACCGACGACATCTAACTTGGAAGGATAGCGTTCTACCACTGAACTAACCTCGCAAAAAAGGGGGAGGTCAATCCCCCTGGACACATGCACGCCACCTGTTTTAGTTTTAGTTGCAAAACAGGAAATCAACCACACGGAAGGGGTCGTTTGGATCCACCACTTGCTCTTTAACTGGAAGCAAGAAACCAGGCGGGAGAGAGATCCCATCCGCACCACTTGCTCTTATGGAAAAGCAAGAAACCCGAGGGGTCTAAACCCATCCCGACCAGGGTTTTTAACGTCTCTCCATGACGATCAAGCATACACTCCAGATTCAATCAAATCCGATTCAACGTTGTCGAGGATTACATTGTAATCATCTTCAGGGTCATCATAAAGTTGAACACCTTGGTCTTCGTAAAAACGAATAAGCTTCTGATAGAGTTTCGGATACTCTTCGTCTAGGGCGATAGCACCTTCGACAGCAGAAGTCAGTTTCTTGAGATCAGATTTGAACTTAGAATGAAATTTTGAACGAGACATTGCCTTTGTTGTTTGACAAGTAGATTGTAAGTGAATGGAGGAGATTTTGTCAACCCCCAATCGGAATGACAGGATTCGAACCTGCGACATCTCGCTCCCAAAGCGAGTGCTCTACCAAACTGAGCTACATTCCGTTGATTACCTGATGAATTATACACCCATCAGGCAGTTTTGTCAAGAGTTAAACTCTTCGTTTCTTCGACGGTCAAGATACTCAATAATTTCAGAGCGCCATTCCATCAATTCGTGAAAGCACTTTTGATTATGAGCACATTGACGAAGTTCGTGATCTGGTTTAAGAACACTTTCATAAAAAAGTCCAAGGGCATCTCTACGTTTTTCGTGTTTCTCGTTCATTTTACCTCAAAGTCGAGTTTGCGAACCTTTCGTTTCCTTCGGTTCTCTTGGTATTCTAAGTCACTTTTGCTCAGAACACCAGTGGTTTTTACATTTTCTTCAGAATTGATCATGATGACTTGAGACAGATCAACTGCTGTTATTTTTTCTCCGTCCAACATTACTTGATTGGGACATCCACAGCATTGTGGTTTCGTTGATTTCTTCAACTCTGTATTGCAATTCTTGCAGCGTATTGTTAACATGATTTATCATACCTCTTATATTCTCAAGTTCTATTAATACCTTTTTTAATTTCTTAGGTTTCATTTATTTATGAAGGTAATGGGCGATGAGGGATTCGAACCCCCGACATCCTCCGTGTAAAGGAGACGCTACTACCGCTGAGCTAATCGCCCTGGCGACTCAAGTAGGATTCGAACCTACGACCGACTGCTTAGAAGGCAGTTGCTCTGTCCAGCTGAGCTATTGAGTCTTGAACTCCCTAAGAATACCATAGAGAGAGGGTGATGTCAACCCCTAAGAAAAATTAAATTTCTTAGTGTAATCGTATGCATATTGTTGACGATATCCTTTGATGCCCCAACCTAACCAGTAGTAAGCAGCAACCATATACTGATCAACAGTACGACCAGGACCTTCAAACTCTGGAAGATAACGTTGGAATACGGATTCGTTAATCATGTAACGAGTCTGACCTTCAATAGTAGAAGGATCACAATCATACCTGGCACAAAATTTACCAAGATTGTTATAACGATTTATGCTGGTCCACTGAATAAGACCATACCCCCCGCTATGGCAAGCGTTGTAAGGAACTCGAGCCCCTCCCTCGCATATGTTGGGATGGAAGTTGCTTTCCGATTTAATATTTCCCATGATCGTAGCAAGTGCATTGCGATCTGAGATTCTGGTTTTTGCTTGAAGTTGTTCAAGGACATACTTTTCGTTGTCGTTACATCCAGGACACTTCCAAGATGCCCTATAGGGTTGGACTTCAATAACTTGTGCCTGGGGTTTAGGTTCAGGAATAATAAAAAATAATGAGGTAAGTAAACTAATCATAAGTGAAATAATCTTTTCGGTAGTATCTACCAAGAACATTGCTGTTGTAATATGCAGGAGTACCATCGTCTAAACTTTCTGTTAATACATTGTTAACAAATAGTTGTCTGGTTTCTTCATAGTTACATTTACCCAATGTAGTATGAATACTAAGCATTTCACGCTTAAAATATTCTTTCCCGGTAGTTTTAATTTCTTCCTTTAGTTCTGGACAAGATCCGTAGTATTTTTTCCAATCGGATTCTTGTTTAGTTCTTCGGGCATGTCCTTTCTTTTTACGAAAAGACCAAAAATATTTTCTACCAATATATTTTCTATTATTGGTAGTATTTGTTATTAAGTATACAAATCCATAATACCCATTAATATCTTCAGTGTCAAAAATTTTACCCTGATAGATCCACGGGTTATCATACTCTTTCATAAAATAGGTGACAACCTATTTTATTTATCAATCAGATATCATGTATCTGATTTTCATGATTTGATACTTAAACATATCTCCTAAGGTGGTAGGACCCACCTTAAGAAGCATCCAATCTTTATGTTTTAATTCAGGGTCGGCAAGTGCTTTTAGTTTCCAAGTCATAATTGGAAACCACCAACATCAATTTTATCCTGCTTAATGCCACCAATAAGATAAGACTCAATTTCAGTTTCTTGAGGAGCAACTTGCATACCCTTAGAGGATAACCAATGCTCTGTCCAAGGAAGTGGGTTGGTTTTAGCAGGAATATCGTATTCGGGTTTCAAACCAATTGCCTTCATACGACGATTAGCGATCCATTCAACATAATTGTAAAGAAGTTTGTCATTGAGACCAATCATAGATCCATCTTTAAACAGATGCTGTGCCCATGCTTTTTCTTCATTGACACAGCGTTTAAACATTTCTCTTACAAAAGGTTCTTCTTCTTTAGCAATTTGTTCAAATTCTGGATCATCTCCATCCCTCCACTTGTTGAGGATGTTCTGAGTAATGACAAGATGCTGGTTTTCGTCTCTGGCGATGAGAGAGATAATTTTAGCGGATCCCTCCATAAGTTTGAGTTCACCAAACGCAAATGAGCAAGCGAACGAGACATAGAATCGAATACCTTCCAAGATGTTGACATTAGCAATGGCTCTATAGAGTTTTCGTTTGAGAGACATCCTCTCATACTTCCCAGCATAGTGACCTTCAACTGCTAACTCCCACATTGTACTGTTATCGTACTGGTGTGCAGAGTTTATGAAATCATCGTAAGACTCTGTAACAGAAGATGCCCTGGAAAGAATCTTTGGATCTGTTTGAATGGTATCAAATATAGCAGAAGCGTCAGGATATACATTCTTAATAATGTATGTATATGATCTACTGTGAATCATCTCCATAAACCCCCATGCTTCCATACATGCTTCTAACTCAGGCAGAGAGCAATAAGGAAGAAATGCAAGTCCAGGACCACGACCCTGAACAGAATCCAAAAGAATTTGATACTTTAGATTACTGGTGAAAATATGCTTCTGAGCATCAGTAAGTTTTAAATAGTCGTTTCTATCTTTTTGAAGGGAGACCTCTTGGGGTCTCCAGAAATAACTAAGTTGTTGTTCAGTAAGTTTATCAAAAACTGGGTATTTAAAATTATCATACCTCTGAACTCCAAGAGGTTTGCCAAAAAACATTGGTTGCTTTTTGAGATTGACAGTCTCAGTATTAAATACTGTCATTCCCTTTATCTGGGTGGGTTTGATATCTTGTTCAGATTTTACAAGATTCACAGTCATCTTCCTCCGTTTGTTTAAGTGCTTCTAAAATATCGTTAATTGATTCTTGAGGTTCTACATCTCCATCCTTCTTAATGTCATATGTGTTTTGATAGTAAGATGTCTTCCAACCGTACTTGTATGTAGTCAGTAAATCATTGACCAAAATAGACACTGGAATCTCATTGTTTTCATAATTTTCAGGATTGTAACTCCAGTTTCCAGAGATTGCTTGGTCAAAAAACTTCTGCATAACAGCAACCAGTTTAATATATCCTTCGTTAGAAGGCATGTCCCAAAGAAGAGTGTAATTATTCTTCAGACTCGCGTACTGAGGAACAATCTGCTTAAGAACCCCTTTCTTTGACTTTTTAATGGACATGTATGCCCGAGGTGGTTCGATTCCGTTTGTGGCATTTGACACAACGGAACTGCTCTCCGAAGGCATCTGTGCGGACAGTGTTGAGTTCCTGAGACCATGTTCGGTAATAGATGCTCTAAGAGATTCCCAATCATACAAATATTCTGGTTCTACTAATGTATCTACGTCCTTTTTATATGTATCAATAGGAAGAATTCCATCTGCATACTTTGTACGATGGAATGCTGCACATGCACCTTTCTCCTTTGCCAGTTGATTAGATGCTTTCAGCAAATAATATTGAAGTGTTTCAGAAAGTTTGTGCGTGGCAATCAAAGACTCTTGATCTCCATACTTAAGACCGTGTTTTGCCAACCAGTGAGCAAGACCAATAAATCCAATTCCAAGAGACCTACGTGCCTTTGTAGCACGTTCTGCTGCCTTCACAGGATATTCTTGATAATCAATCAGTTCATCAAGCATACGAACGCTCAGATCGCATAGTTCTTCCATATCAGAGAACTGTTTAATCTTACCAACATTGATAGCAGCAAGAATACACAGTGCAATTTCCCCGCCTTCATCTTCATAGTGTTGAATAGGATCTGTAGGAAGAGTAATTTCTTGACAAAGATTACTCATATAAATTGAATCTTTGAATGAAGAATGACTATTGCAATGGTCGATATTCATAATATAAATACGACCTGTCTCCATTCTCTCCTTCAAGATGTCCAGAATGAGTTTTTGAGCATTAATAGTTTTTCTTGGAATAGACTCATCTCGTTCATAATCCACATACAACTCGTCAAATCCATCACTACCAAAAGCATCATAAAGACCTGGAACATTGTGCGGACTGAAGAGGGTGATGTCTTCGTTTTTGATAAACCGCTCATAGAAAATTTTACTAAATTGGATACTATAATCTAATCCACGAACTCGGTTATCCTGCGTTCCTTTATTATTTTTTAGGACAATCAGATCTTCGATCTCTTGGTGCCAGATTGGAAAGTGGACAGTTGCTGATCCGCCTCGGATGCCATTTTGTGTGCAAGATTTGACAGTTCCTTCATACATTTTGAGGAACGGGATAATCCCTGTATGTATAACTTCTCCCCCATTGATTTTGCTTCCGATGCCACGGATTCTGCCGAAGTTAAGACCGATTCCCGCCCTTTGTGCAACATATGAAAAAACAGCACTATTGCTATGAGGGATACTATGTTTGGAGTCATCAACATCAACAAGAACACAGCTTGCATATTGTCGAAGCTTAGTTCTAACTCCCGCCATGATAGGTGTGGGAATGTTGATTCTGTGTTTGGAGATGGCATCGTATAACCTCTTAACGTAGGACATTCTGGTCTCTTTGTTGTACTTGGAGAAAGAAACCAAAGCAATCATCATATACATCAACTGAGGGGTCTCATAAAGAGTTCCAGAGTCTCTGTCCTGTACGAGATATTTATCTACTACCTGCTGTAATCCAGCGTAAGTAAACAAAAAGTCACGATCATAATCAATCCATTCACCAGCAGCAGCAATTTCATCTTCAGTATAATCTTTGAGAATCATACCGTCATAGATTCTACGATCATGAACACTGTTCAAGATATGATCATAAAGGGAAAGTTTATCCCACTCAACACCATTTTGCTGAGACCACTTCTTACGAACACTAAAGAGAAGAAGGCGAGCAGCAACGAACTGATAATTATAATTTTCAGGAGTAATCAAATCATGTGCAGATTTAATTAAAATCTCTTGAATTTGTTCCGTAGTAATACCATCAAAAAATTGGATTCCTGATTGAATCTCTACTTGACTTGCAGAGACTCCTGCAAGACCCTCACAAGCGGCATCTACCATCTTATGAAGTTTATCGAGTGCAATGGGTTCAACGTTACCATTGCGCTTTTTAACCTTGAATCCGTTTGTCATACCTTTTTCCAATGCGTGAGTTTAAGAGTTGCTTGTAATCCTTTATACCGGTTTGAGTCTACCAGAGTTTGAACATCATGTCCAGCAAGTACCATATCGTTTAAGTCTTTTTCCTTGATGTCATGGGGGAAAATTACTACTTCATTTCCCTTTCCAATTGTCGTTTCAATTCTATTGACAATTTCTCGGTTTCTCGGTTCGTTGTCGTAGACGAATATGAACTGATAATCCAGAGAGCTAAGGTCAACATCGCTACCACACATAGCGATAGAGTTCCCAAGGAAATGGGAGTCGAAGGGTCCTTCTGTGACATAAACTGGTTCCTTAGAGTCAATACGATCTAATCCATAAATCTTTGGTTTGTTTTCATCCAAAATAACTGTAATGTATCTAATGGTAGCAGTTGGAGACAAAGATCTCCCCTGATACCCAATGATACCATTTTTATCCTGCAAAGGAATAATTATTCTGGGTTCATCGTACTTCGTATCTTCGAATACTTTTTTGTGTTTGTTTGTCCATTGCTTAAATTCTGGACAATAATAGAATAAATTAGAAGGCAATTTTCGTCCTTCAATAAATCTACGAGCGATGTGTGTTTTATTTAGATCTGATATTTTTTCGAGTTCAGAAAAAATATCTTTGTTTTCAAACACAGGTGGTTTGAATTCAAATTCGGGAGTTGGTACAGTTGTTCCTTTCCCAGTAGCACCATTCTTGTATGATTCAAGAACATATTCAGAAAACAAAGAAGAATCGTTATCCTTCAAAAAGTTTGCAAGAGTTCTACCCACACCACAGTTATGACACTTATAGATGTAGGAACCTTTCTTCTGAAAGAAATACCCCCTTGCACGATTCTTGTTCTTTTGGGAATCGCCACAATAGGGGCATCTGAAGTTGTAGGTGTTATTTGTCTTTTTAAATTTTTGAAGTTTGTAGGATACTAAAGAAATGTACTTTGTATCAAGATACAACATGGACTACTGGCGTTTTTTCCAGCATAGCAGTCTTATCGACGGGTGTCAAGGTCCAACCGAACATTGGTAACAGTTGAGCGATTGTCACAATGGTGCTCAGGACAGCACCGGCTATCAAGGCATACTTCTGATTTTCTTCTACCTTGTGTTGTATTTTAGAAATTCTTTC